GGAAAGAAATAAAACTCTTACGGCAGCAGTTGCAGTACAACAACAGCAGATTGCTGAGATGAAACCTAAAGCCACTTATTATGATGTGGTTCTTAAATGTAAGGATGCCGTAAACATCTCTGTTATTGCCAAGGACTATGGCTGGAGCGGCATTCGCATGAATGAGTATCTCCATGACAAGGGCATTCAATTTAAGCAAAGTGATACCTGGCTTTTATACCAGAAACACGCAGACAAAGGTTACACGAGAACAAATACCCATGTTTATGAAGACAGTAATGGTTTTGAACATACCAAAGTTCATACAAAGTGGACGCAAAAAGGCAGACTCTTTATCTATGAACAGCTAAAGGCTGACGGTATCTATCCGCAGATTGAGATGGAGGTGTGATATGGGAATCGATATGAAAAACTCTGAGGGATACATGGACTTAGTGCCATATCAAGCACTTACCAATATTGAAAGAGAGGATAAGGCGGCATCAAAACCCGCCTTCCGTCCTTTGGTTTATATATGCGCGCCATTTAATGGCTCTGTTAAGGAAAATGTATTAAAAGCCACTCGTTTTGCAGAGTTTGCTTTTAATCGCGGATGTATCCCACTGACCCCGCATCTTCTATTTCCTTTCATGGATGACAGTAATGAAAAAGAGCGTGACCTCGCTATTTTCATGGATATTATCCTTATGGGCAAATGCCAGGAGGTATGGGTGCTCGGTGATGTTATTTCAAGGGGTATGAGTATGGAAATTGAAAAGGCGAAGAAACGCAGACAGCCGGTTAGATATTTCAATAAAGATTTTGAGGAGGTAGAAGCTCTATGAAGATAGCATACGGCAATAGCCGGATGGATAAAAGGTGGAAGAACAGTGATATCAGCTGGGAGGATTTCTGCTCCCGTGTTAAGACCACACAGCGTACCACCGAAACCGCGGAAGAATACCGCAAGATGAAAAAGGGCGGACAGGATTCAATCAAAGATGTCGGTGGTTTTGTCGGCGGTCATTTAAAAGATGGCAGACGTAAAAAAGGCAATGTGTTGTCACGCTCTTTACTAACCCTTGATATGGACTATGGCACAAGCAGTATCTGGGGTGAAATCTGTACCTTCTTCCCTTATCAATGCTGTATTTATTCTACCCATAAGCATACCCCTGAAAATCCAAGGCTTAGACTGATCATTCCTCTCTCCCGTGATGTGGGAGAGGAAGAATATGCTGCGGTCAGCCGTATGGTAGCAAAGGAGGTAGGCATTGACCTTTTTGATGACACTACCTATGAACCAGAAAGGTTAATGTATTGGCCTTCTACATCAAGAAACGGCGAGTTTGTATATGAAAAAAAAGACGGCTCACTCCTTGACCCGGATGTATTTCTTAATAAATATGATGATTGGCACGACACAAGCACATGGCCTGTATCCTCCAGGCAATCAGAAGTTATAGAACGTTCATTAAAAGAACAAGCTGACCCGCTTTCCAAGGAAGGAGTGGTCGGCACTTTTTGCCGTACCTATTCAGTAAGAGATGCGATTGATAAATTTCTGGAGGATGTATATGAACCTTCAGCAATGACAGGCAGATATGATTATATGCCTGCTGATTCAAGTGCCGGTGTCATTATCTATGATGACAAGTTTGCATATTCCCATCATGCGACAGATCCTGCAAGTGGAAGGCTGCTTAATACCTTCGACCTTGTTCGTATTCATAAGTTTGGCAATTTGGATGACAGAGCATCGGAGGGTACATCTCCGAGTAAGCTGCCGTCCTATGTTGCTATGTGTGAATTTGCCATTAAGGATGATGAAGTTAAGGCTCAGTTTGCTAAAGAGCGTATGGATCAAGCAACGGTTGATTTTACTGAAGACACCTGGCAAACGGCACTTGAACTTGATAAACAAGGCAAGATTAAAGATACCCTCGACAACATTGTTCTTATTATCCATAACGACCTGGAATTGCAGTCCCTTGCCTTTAACAAGCACCGTGACGGCATCGATGCAAGAAACGGCCTACCCTGGAATCAGATAAAAGAAGGATGGAATGATTCGGATAATGCTGCCTTAAAGGTATATCTCTCCAATAAATACGGGGTCTACTCTCCAACAAAGACGAAAGATGCCATTCTTGCTGTTGCAGCAGAGCGGGCATATCACCCTATAAAAGAATACCTTGATAATCTACCTAGTTGGGACGGTATTGACAGAGTTGAAACTCTACTTATTGATTACTTCGGAGCAACGGACAATTCCTATACAAGAGCGGTTACAAGAAAGACAATGGTTGCTGCGGTAGCGCGAATTTACCATCCCGGCACAAAGTTTGATAGTGTACTTATCCTTAATGGGCCACAAGGAATCGGCAAGTCTACCTTCTTTGCAAAACTTGCCGGAGATTGGTTTTCTGACAGCTTAACGCTAACGGATATGAAGGATAAAGCCGGTCCCGAAAAATTGCAGGGATATTGGCTGCTTGAACTTGGGGAGCTTGCCGGAATGCGTAAAACCGATGTGGAGGTCGTGAAGTCTTTTATATCAAGGTCTGATGACAAGTATCGTGCCAGTTACGGTGTCAATGTAGAAAGTCACCCTCGTCAGTGTGTAATTGTAGGTTCTACCAATGCAGAGAGTGGATTTCTTCGAGATATTACAGGCAACAGACGGTTCTGGCCAGTTCGTATCACTGGTAATGGTAAAAAGAAAGCTTGGCAGATGTCTGTTTATGATGTTGAGCAGATATGGGCAGAAACACTGGTGCTTTATGAGAAGGGTGAAAAGCTCTACCTTGAAGGCGATGACGTACATTTGGCTACCAGTGAACAGGATGATGCAATGGAAAGTGATGAACGTGAAGGATTGGTTCGTACTTATCTTGATACGCTTTTGCCGGAGGATTGGGATACCATGTCAGCTTACGAGCGTAGAAATTTCCTAAACGGTAGTGAATTTGGCGGAGAATCTCATGTCGGTACGGTAGAACGTACCCTTGTTTGTAATATGGAAATCTGGTGCGAATGCTTCGGTAAAGAGGCGGCGGCCATGAAACCTGCAGACTCTTATGCTATTGCAGGCATTATGAAGAAGATCGGTGATTGGAACAAGTACACCGGGAACAAGAACGGAACAAGCAATTTTCCGATTTACGGCAAGCAACGTTGTTACGAGCGAAAAAGGTAAAGGTAGTTCCTTGTTCTTTGGTTGTTTCCTATAGTTGTTTTCTTGAAACCGTAGCAAATATCGATACTTCGGCTTTACGGGAATAACAGGAACAAGACTTTTACTACTTAGTAATAAATAAAAAAGTAATAGTAGGAATGTCGTATGTGCGCGCATATAGGAAAAATCGTTCAAAGTTGTGCCTGTTGTTCCCTAATAAGAAATGGAGGACATTATGCAAGAAAAATATATAGAGCAAAGACTTATAGCAGCAGTTAAAAATATGGGAGGCATTGCACCGAAGTTCGTAAGTCCTGGGTTTAATGGCATGCCAGACCGCATTGTGTTACTTCCTATGGGGAGAATCGCATTTGTTGAATTAAAAGCACCAGGCAAAATGATGCGTCCTCTACAAGTAAGACGAAAAAGGCAACTGGAAGAGTTAGGGTTTTTAGTTTACTGCATTGATGGTGTAGAGCAGATTGATGAAGTGTTAAAAGAGATGGGAGGTGATGCCGAATGAAGTTCATACCACATGATTATCAGCAGTATGCGATTGATTTTATCGAGAGCAAGCCAATAACTGCAATATTCCTTGATATGGGCTTAGGTTAGGAAAGACAGCAATCACTCTTACTGCATTGTTTGACCTATGTCTTGATAAATTTGAAATTAGAAAAGTTTTAATTATTGCTCCACTAAGAGTAGCATCTCAAACATGGCCTGCAGAAATAAAAAAGTGGGATCACTTGAAAGGTTTATCTTACTCTGTTGCTGTAGGAACGGAAAAAGACAGAATCAATGCTCTTATGAAAAAAGCTACCATTTATATCATCAACCGTGAAAATGTAGACTGGCTTGTAAACAAGAGTGGTATACCCTTTGACTTCGATATGCTTGTCATTGATGAGTTATCATCTTTTAAGTCTTATGGTGCAAAGCGGTTTAAAAGCCTTCTGAAAGTAAGACCATCTGTAAGAAGGATTGTAGGGCTTACAGGTACACCTTCAAGCAACGGACTTATGGATTTATGGGCAGAGTTTCGTGTCCTTGACTTAGGTCAGAGGCTTGGAAGGTACATAACCCACTACCGCAATGCCTACTTTGTGCCGGATAAGCGTAATGCTGAGATTATCTTTTCATATAAGCCACTGGCGGGTGCCGAAGATAAGATTTATAGACAGATATCGGATATTACGATTTCCATGAAGTCTGCGGATTACCTCAAAATGCCTGAGTGCGTAATAAATGAAGTACCTGTGTATCTGAGTGAAAAGGAGTGGAACATCTATTCTGATTTTAGAGACGAGATGGTGGCAAATTTAGGTGATGAAGAAATTGACGCGGTCAACGCAGCAGTTCTTTCCGGAAAACTTCTTCAGATGGCAAATGGTGCTGTCTACGATGATAAAAATAAGGCTCATCTTATTCACGACAGAAAACTTGACGCACTGGAGGACTTGATTGAAGGAGCAAACGGAAAACCTGTGCTTGTTGCTTACTGGTATAAGCATGATCTGGAGCGTATCCAGAAGAGATTTCCAGTTAGGCAGATAAAGTCATCGAAAGATATTGAAGATTGGAATAACGGCAGTATCCCTATCGCTGTTATTCATCCAGCAAGTGCAGGACACGGCCTTAATCTTCAAAGTGGTGGTTCGACTCTTATATGGTTTGGACTTACCTGGTCTTTGGAGTTGTATCAACAAACCAATGCCCGTCTTTACAGGCAAGGTCAAAATGAAACGGTTGTGATACACCACATTATTGCTAAAGACACCATAGATGAAGATGTCATAATAGCACTTACGAGAAAAGAAAAAACACAAGCCTCTTTAATTGATGCTGTAAAGGCAAAATTGGAGGTGGTGCGATGACAGACCCTTATGAGCAACTTGCGAATTCCATTATTTTGCAAGCTGTCATGGATTATAGGGATGCACTAAAGAAACTGAAAAAACGTCCCAGCTATGACCCTGCGAAGGACATGATATCCGAGGTGGAGAGGTTCTTCCATTCTGATTGGTATAGAGAACTTACCTCTGTTGATGGGAATTTCCTAATCAAAAATTTAAGATTGGAGGTAAGTAAAGCATGAAAGTAAAGGAATATTTACACCAAGCGTATAGGCTTGATAAAAGAATACAATCTGACATTGAGGAAATGGAGTGCCTACGAGAAATGGCAACAAGTGTATCATCACCAAGCTGGGATGAAAAGGTGCAAACCTCACGAAATATAGATGCCAAGTTTGTAAGGTGTTTAGAGCGGATTATAGATTTGGAAAGTAAGATAAATGCCGAAGTGGATAACCTTGTAGCACTTAAAGAACAGATAAGGTGTGTTATTAACGAGGTTGCAGACACGGATGAACGCATGGTCTTACGCTATCGGTACGTTCATAACTTCACCTGGGAGCAAATTGGTGATGAACTTAATGCCGACAGAACAACAGTTTATAGGTGGCATAATACAGCACTTAACCATGTGACTCTTCCTGAAAATCCTATTAAAATATAGTTTGCACATCTTACAACACTTTGCAACAAGATACCACAGTTGCATTTATGTTATTATATAATTAGCGAAATAGAATAGATTCTAAGCCTTGTGGGTTCGTCCTGTAGGGCTTTTTCTATGCCCAAAAGCGAGGTGAAATGATGCCCTACAAACCAAAGCGTCCTTGTGCTTATCCCGGCTGCGGTCGGCTTGCTGAACGTGAGCAATACTGTGCCGAGCATCAAAAGGCAATGGACAAACAGTACAACCAATATGAACGTGACCCTGCCTCCAACAAAAGATACGGCCGTGCATGGAAACGCATTCGTGACCGCTACATCAAGTCGCATCCTCTTTGTGAGGAGTGCGAGAAACAAGGCAGTCTCACTCCAGCTGAAGAGGTACACCACATCCTCCCTCTCTCCAAAGGCGGAGGCAATGAGAAGAGCAATCTCATGGCTCTTTGTAAATCCTGTCACTCAAGGATTACTGCCGAGAGCGGTGACCGGTGGGGGCAGTCAAATCTCTAAAACTTTTTAAAGCGGACAGCGGCGTGGGGCTTCGTGTGAAAAAATGCGGTTTCAAACGAGGGAATAGCCTGAGCCCTGCAAAGTGAGGTGATTATATGGCAAAAGACGGTACAAATCGAGGTGGCGCTCGTGTTGGTGCAGGAGCAAAGAAGAAACCACTGGCTGACAAAATCGCCGAAGGCAATCCAGGAGGCAGAAAACTGACCGTGATGGAATTTCAGGATACAGCAGACCTAAAAGGTCTTGAAATGCCCGAACCAAATAAAATGCTCGAGGCTATACAAAAAGACGGCAAAGCACTGGTTGCAGGAGAAATCTACAGAAATACATGGCAGTGGCTGAATGAACGCGGGTGTGCCGTTCTCGTATCACCGCAGCTATTGGAGCGATATGCCATGAGCGTGGCTCGTTGGATTCAATGTGAGGAAGCGGTAACTGAATATGGCTTTTTAGCAAAACACCCAACTACGGGTAATGCCATTCAAAGTCCCTATGTGGCAATGGGTCAAAATTACATGAACCAAACCAACCGGCTGTGGATGGAGCTATTCCAGATCGTCAAAGAAAACTGCACTGGTGAATACCGTGGTGCAAATCCGCAGGACGATGTAATGGAACGTCTGCTCTCGGCAAGGCGAGGAAAATAAATATGATAGGAGAAAAATATGATTACTTATAAAACAGCTGAAAGTGTCTGCATGGGACATCCGGATAAGCTTTGTGACCTAATTGCTGATAATATTCTGGATGCTTGTATGCGTAAAGATAAAGCTTCTCGTGTAGCCTGTGAGGTTATGGCTACTAAAGGTAAAATTATCGTAGCGGGCGAAATCACCTGCAGCGGTAAAGTAGATATCCGCTTCATCGTGAAAAATGTACTTCGTGAGGTCGGATATAATCCCTGGAAGTTCACAGTATTTGTGTTCGTACATCAGCAAAGTGCTGATATTGCAGCGGGTGTAGATACTGCACTTGAAGTGAGAAATGGTATTACTGACCCGTATGGTTCTGTAGGAGCAGGTGATCAAGGTACGGTTTACGGTTATGCAACTAATGAAACCAGTAAGAACCTTCCCCTCCCAGTTGTGCTTTCTCATCGTATCGTAAAGCGTATTGATGATTGCCGTAAAGGAAAACTTATCAAAGGAATTCTACCGGATGGCAAAGCACAGGTTACTGTGGAATATGAGGACGGTAAGCCAAGACGTGTAAAAACGATTGTAGTTTCAGTCCAGCATGATAAAGACAAAACCCAGGAAGAACTGAGTTCGGATATCCGAAATAATGTACTTTGGCAGTGCTTCGAGGATTTTCCATTTGATGATGGTACTGAAATTCTTATTAACCCCTCCGGAAGATTTGTCGAGGGTGGCCCTGCTGCCGACACAGGATTGACTGGCAGAAAAATCATGGTCGATACCTATGGTGGCCTTGCATCCCACGGCGGAGGTGCTCTTTGTGGCAAGGACCCGACTAAGGTTGACCGAAGTGGTGCCTACATGGCACGGTACATTGCGAAGAATATTGTTTGGAGCGGCCTTGCAGAGAAATGTGAGGTCGCTCTTTCTTATGCCATAGGAAAGGCAAATCCTGTGGCTGTTGATGTGACTTCCTTTGGTACAGGTAAGATCACAGATGATCAGCTTGCCAATATTGTGCAAGAAGTATTTAACCTAAGGCCTGCTGCAATTATTGAAAAACTACACTTAAGAAATGCCATCTATTCCGATACGGCTGTTTATGGTCATTTCAACTCCAGCTTGTTTCCGTGGGAGAACGTCAATATGTACACAAATATAAGAAAGGCGGCTGAATTATATGCAGATAGAAAAACTGAAAACTGAGCTTTTGATTCCAGCCGACTATAATCCTCGTAAAGACTTGAAACCTGGTGACCCAGAATATGAAAAGCTAAAACGCTCCATCAAACAATTCGGTTATGTTGAACCCGTTATATGGAATAAGACCACGTCTCATGTTGTCGGCGGACATCAGCGATTGAAGGTGCTGCTTGATATGGGCATCTCCGAAGTCGAGTGTGTGGTTATCGAAATGAACGAGGAAAAAGAAAAGGCACTCAATATCGCCCTTAATAAAATAAGCGGTGACTGGGATAAAGACAAATTGATGCTTTTAATTGCTGACCTGCAAGGAGCTGACTTTGATGTATCCCTCACCGGATTTGAGCCTGCTGAACTGGATGCATTGTTTAAGGATTCACTTAAGAATGGTATTCATGAGGATGACTTCGATGTGGATGCCGAACTGCAAAACCCTGCGCTCACCAAACAAGGTGATGTTTGGAAACTCGGACAGCACAGGCTCGTTTGTGGTGATTCCACTAAGGCTGACACTTTCACACTACTGATGGAAGGGAAACTAGCAAATCTTGTTGTAACCGACCCTCCGTACAACGTCAACTATGAAGGATCAGCGGGGAAAATCAAAAACGATAACATGGAAAATGAAGCATTCTATGCATTCCTGCTCTCGGCTTTTCAAAACACCGAAGTGGCAATGGCGAAGGATGCTTCTATTTACGTATTTCACGCAGATACTGAAGGTTTGAATTTCAGAAAGGCATTCTCTGATGCAGGTTTCTATCTCTCCGGTACTTGCATCTGGAAAAAGCAGTCACTTGTTCTTGGCCGCTCCCCTTATCAATGGCAGCATGAGCCGGTTCTTTTCGGTTGGAAGAAATCCGGCAAGCACAACTGGTATGCCGATAGAAAGCAGACTACTATATGGGAATTTGAAAA